GAGCCGAAGGCGTGGGTCGTCGGGGGCGGCGGTCTGTCCGTGCTCTATGACGCCGGGTTCGCCGAGATCCCGGCCGATGTGCAACAGGCGGTGCTCGACCTCTGCACGATGGAGTCCTCGGGGCGCGGGCGCGACCCGATGCTGCGCGCCACCGAGTCGCCGGGCCTCGGACGGCAAGAGTACTGGGTGGGCGGCGTGCCGGGCGGCTCGTTGCTGCCGCAGGACATTGCCAGCCTGTTGAACCCGTACAGGCGCGGCATGGTCGGATGAACACGGCGCGCGGCATCCTGATCGACGCCAAGCTGGATTTGAACGACACCCGGCTGCGGGTGCGGCTCGACACACTGCCGGACAAGCTGCGCCGGCGGCTCGCCTCGACGATCGGGCGGTTGACCAACGAACTCCTGCACAAGGTCGAGGCGCGCGAGCCGGTGCGGACGGGACGGTTGCGGCGGTTGACACAAGCCTATGTCGACGACAACCGGATCAAAAACTTTGTGCGCGGGCGGGTGCGGGTGCTGCGGAGCCGGCGGCACAATACCGCGGCGGCGGCCGGTGCGCTCGAGTACGGCAGCACCGGCAAGAAGTTTGCGGTCAGGGGTTACTCCAGGCGCGGCGCGCGGGTGGGCGGTTACCAGCGGGTCGGCGGCATTACCGAGATGCGTTTCCTGCGCGGCCCGGCGGCGGCGATGCTGCCAAAGGCGCGGGCCGAGTTGCGGCGGCTGCTGCAGGATCTCTGAAGGACTGACATCATGGCATTGGTTGTGCTCAACGGCCCGACTATCGCGGCCGGTCAAAGCCTGTCGTCGGGGCTCGATTGCACCAGCGGCCGGCTGGTCCGCATCACAATGCCGGCGGCGTGGACAGGGGCCAACCTGAGCTTCCAGATATCGAGCGACGGCGCTTTCTACAACGATTTGTTCGGCGTCGACGGGACCGAGTTGATTATTCCGGTCGTGGCGGGGACGGCTGTCGTGGTGGCGCAGCTCGGCGCCGCGCTCGAAGCCATCCAGTTCCTCAAGCTGCGTTCCGGCTCGCGCAGTTATCCCGTCGCGCAATCGGCAACACGGGACTTTGCCGTGGCAGTCGAATCCGCCGCCGCGCGATGAACCGAGAAGCCATCGTCGGCGCCCTGTTGAACAAACTCGGCGGGCCGCCATTGGTGGCGCCGTTCAGCGCCGACACGACGACAGGGTCGGCCACGCTGACCAACGTCAGCGACACCGCCGGCCTGATGATCGGGATGCCGGTGGCGGGCGAGGGTATTTCCGACGGTGCAACCATCGCCACGATTACACCCGAAGTGACGCTGTCGCTGCCGGCGATCGCCGACCGCACCGCGGCGCCGTTGCTGCAGGGGTTCCTGACCATCGAGCGGCGGCTGCGCGATCCGAACGCCGAACAGGATATGCCGGCGCTCTTCCTGGTCGAGTTGAACGAGGTCCACGGTTACCGCGAAGCGACGCGCGGAGTCCTGGTCGAGCTGAACTGCGAGGCGTGGATCTTTACGCGCGTCGGGGCGGATCAAAACGCCGTGCCGGCGGCAATGCTCAATGTCCTGATCGATGCCGTCGAGCGGGCGCTTTATCCGCTGCCGGGCGGCCTGCGCCAGAACCTCGGCCTCACCGGCGTGCATTACTGCCGCATCGAAGGCGAACTGCAAAAAGATCCGGGGCATTCGGCGCAGACCGCAATGGCGGTGATCCCGATCAAGATTGCCGCCGCACAACACATCGACAACGTTCCTGGCTAGGAGTCCGTCATGGCGACAGCGACGATCAGTATCGGCGCAAACCCGGAGATCGAAGGATCGCTTAAATTTGTCGGGCAAACCGATATCGGACCGAAAATCGAAATGATCCTGACCCAGGTCCAATTCGGTCCCGCCGCGGCAATCAATTTGATAGGGGACGAATACGGTCTCATCGAACTCGAAGGGCGGGCGTTGCTGGTCGACGGGAGTTTCGGCACCGTTACCCATCCGGACGACGCTCTGGTCTCGCCGAACGTCCTGGGCTACTACGTCGGGACCGGCATAGTCTCATGGCAGGCGGCCGGCGAGACGACATTTATCGAACTCGGGAACTGCAACCAGTTCGAGTTCGAGCAGACCGTCGAGCGGCTCGACCATTTCCAGCACATGAACGGAATCCGGTCGATGGATTATTCTCCTATCGTGCAGCAGAGCGCGACCGTCCGGCTCCAGCTCGACGAGTGGACAGCCGTCAACCTGCAGATGTATTTCCTCGACGTGGCGCCGGTCGTGGTGCCCTGAAATGGTCTCGCTCGTCGATATCGTGCCGCGGACGCAAGAGGTCGAAACCGCGCATGGCACGGTGACGTTTCGCGGGTTGGGACTGCGGCACATCGCGGATTTGTTTCTGCGCTTTCCCGAGGTGCGCAAGTTCTTCGCGGCCAATGCGCCCGCGATCGACGTCGCGGTACTGCTGACCGAGGCGCCGGACGCGATCGCCGCGATCATCGCCGAGGCCGCCGGGCAACCCGAGGCGGCCGAGCGGATCGCCGAGGCATTCAGCCCCGACGACGCGGCGGCGTGTCTCCTGGCTATCCAGGAGTTGACGATGCCCGCCCCTTTTTTCGATCGGCTGGGCGCGCTCCTCGGCAACAGCGCCGCAAGCGTGCGCCCCAATGGCAGGGCAGCGGATACGAGTTCGCCGCCGCCGCCGAGTTCCTGATCGCCGCCGGGCACCCGCCGGATCACGTCATGGGCTACACGCCGCGGATGATCGCGGCGTTCGTGACGATCGCCTCGGATCGGCGCCGCCGCGAGTTGGCCGAGCAGTTTCAAATCCACGTCGTCGCGGCGCAGGGTGGCAAGGATGCCATCAAGAGCACGCTGAAAGAGCTTTCCGATGCCGGATAATTTGACGGTCGAAATCAGCGCCAATAGCGGAAAATTCCGCGCCGAGCTGACGCTGCTCCAGAAGCAACTGCGCGATCTGAGAAAAGACCTCTCGGCTGCAGCGAATGCCGGCGACACCGCGGAGGTCAACCGGCTGTCGCTCTCTTACGAAAAGCTGGCGGCGCAGATACGCGGCACGAACCGCGCGCTGTCGGAACAGAACAGGGTGGTCGCCGCCAGCAAAACGAACTGGTCCGAAATGGCGATAGGCGTCAAGGAGGCGGTCGCCGCCTTTGCGGCGATGGCAGGCGTTCGGAAGGTCGCCGGTATCTTCGGCGAGGTCGCCGACAAGATCACCGAAATCAGCAACACGGCAAAGGCGGCGGCCCTCTCGCCCGGCGACGTGCAGGTGTTTCAGGAAGTTATCGAGGACACCGGCGAGAGTGCCGAAGGAGCGCGGCAGGCGCTCGTCAACCTCACCGACCAACTCGCGCAGACCCGCATCAAGTCAAAGGGCTTCGGACAGGATCTGGCAACCGGCGTCAACGTCATGCGCGGCTCGATCGGTGATGCCGTCGACGGCGTCAAGACCCTGCGCGGCAGCACGGGAGGCGAGCTGTTCGGCGTCGAAGTAAATCGAGGCGGAAAGGCGGCGGCGAAAAGCGTCGAGGAACTGACCGAGAAAATTAAAGAGAACGCCATCCAGTTCAAAACCAATCGCGAACGCATCCAATCGGTGTTCGAGCAGCTCGGACAATTACGGAAGCGGGACGCCGAGTTGGGAACCGCGGTCGGGGTTCAGATTCTAGGACGCCGCTACGCCATCTTTGCCGAAGCGATCGACCGGCTCGCAAAGGGAGCATCCTGGGAGGAGGTCAGGCAGAAGCTCATCGAGCAGAAACGTTATATCGACGAGGACGCTTCCGCCCTCGGAAAGCAATACAAGGCGGCGGTCGACGACCTGACCGACTCGTTTGAAAAACTCAAGTTCGCTATTGCCATTCCCCTTTTTCCAAATGTCACCGGCGGGATCACCAAACTCGCCGAGCTGGTCGAGAACGTCGACAAGCTGATAGCGAAGTACAAGGAGTTCCGCGACCTGAGCGGGCTGGCGGCGATCGAAGACAATATCGCCGGCCCGATCCGGCGCGGGATCACCAGCGCGCTCGACGCGCTGCGCCAGTTCGGACTCGACATACCGGGGCCGATCGGCGCCAGCTTCACGGTCCTGGCAGACCTGATCAAGGTCAGCGTCGATCTGATTACCGGCGATCTCAGCGGAGCGCTGCGCGATTTCAAGACGCTGTCGAGCGACGTGTGGACCGCCGTCACGGGGCTTGTGACCGGGTTCGGTGACGGCATCAAGGGCGCGATAGGACTGGTTGGCGATCTGATTACATGGGTCGGCAATCTCGCCAGCAAGATCGCGAGCCTGCCGTCATCGCTGTTTAGCGGTGCCGGCACCGCAGCCCCGACGGTTCCCGGAGCCGTTTACGCCGCGGGCGGCATGGTGCGCGGCCCCGGCACCGGCACGTCGGACAGCATCCTGGGCCGCCTCAGCAACGGCGAGTTCGTCATGCGGACGGCAGCGGTGCGGCACTGGGGGCCACAACTGCTGTCGGCGATGAACGCCCTGAACCGGCCGCTACGGGGTGTCGGCGACGGCTCGGGTTTTGCCAATGGCGGGCTGGTCAGCGCGAAGACGAGCGACGGCGCGACCGTCAATCTGCATTTCCCCGGCGGCAGTTTCAGCTTGCGCGGCGACAAGGCGATCGTGGAGGGGCTGACCCGCGAGGCGCGGCGCGCGGCGGTGCTCAGCGCCGGCCGCTCGCCGGGCGCGGCGCTGGCCTGATGAGCATCGCCGACGGCGGCGGCACCGAACTGGTGATCGACGGCCCCGGCATGCCGCGCTACGCCGCCAGGGGGCTCACCCAGACGCTCGACCCGATCGACGCGGCCGGCGTGCTGGCGCGCAGCGTCAATGGCGGATTGCTCGACTTCTCGCCGCCGCAAATGCGGAAATACACATCGACGATATCCTGCCAGGACGTCGAGGCGCCGGCGCTCGACGGCGTATGGCCGGGCGACGTGCTCACCGTCGATTGCGCCGCCGAGCTGGCGTACCTGACGGTAACGGATGCGCCCGGGCGGCCGGTGGTCGAGGGCAGCGAACGCGTCGTATACGATTACACATATTACCGGCCGCGCCTCACGATGCGGGTAATCAGCTACACCGTCAGCCGGGATGAGTATGGACACCTGACCCAATGGTCGTTGGTGTTGGAGGAGGCATAGCTGCCCGGCCCGTTTTACTTCGCGTGGATTTCCGGCCCTGAACCGTTCGACCCGCTCGTGCACGCGGTCGAGGACGAGGACATTGCCGAACTGACCATCGGCCAGCAAGAGGGCGAGTTCGCGTCGCTCCAGATCACCGTCATAAATCCGTTCCTCGGTCTACTCGCGGCGGGCCGGATGCAGTGGTGCTGGCTCTCGTGGCACGACGGCAGCGACCCGGTGCCGCTGTTCTGCGGACGCCTGACCGGCGTGCCGGAATCGATCGACGGTGAAACGGTGCGCCTGTTGTTCACCGCGCGCCCGATCGGTTACGAGGGAGTACGCGACGAGCTGGCGGCGACGCTCAAGGTCTTGCCGTACTGGGACACGGTATGGATCACCGGCGACACGGAGGACGCCGACAACGTACTGGAAGCGTATGGCGTGCGCTGGCACATCGACCGCCGCACCCTCGCCGTCACGGTGTCCGACGAGCTGGTCGGCGAAGACGGCACGCTGAGCTTCGGCGAATCCGACCACGTCTACGACGCTCTCGCCATCGGCTACACCGGCACGCCGCTGGGCCAGGTCGATATCGACGCCGAACTGGCCTGGACGCAGGGCGGCAGCGGCACGATCGATCTGACCGAGCGCATCTACAATGCGTTCATGGCCCACAGCTACCTCGTCGTCGCACACCCGACCTCGGGCATAGTTCAGTCGATGACCGGGGAGGGCTTGGCGAGCGACTGGCCGGAGGGCGGCGACAGCCTGGACGGCGGCTGGACGGTCGCCGACGCGACCTACTGCGAAGAACTGACCGACTGGCTTTACACGCGGTACGACTATCACGTCACGTATCAGGCATATACGACCGGGTCCGATCCGTTGGCGGACGAGATTTGGGCAGAGCAAAAAGACAATCTGGCAAATTCGTGGTTCCGCTCCGACGATTGGTATTTTGTTGATTTCCCTATTTATTATTTGAAGCAAAATACAAAGTTGGATTGGAAAGCAAACCGCAGCCGGATCGAGACGCTCAAATGCACTGTCGTCGCCGATATCCAGCCGCTCATCGCGGAGGCCGGGCTCGACGAGAACATCGGTAAGATCACGGTCAACGCGAGCGACACCGTGACCGAGCCGGACGACTCGGGCGCCATGCCGATCGGCGATATCAGGCGCACGGGTTACCTCGACACCGACCGCGGCCGGGCCAGCGTCGAGTATCTGATGCTGCTGGCGCGGGCGCAGCTCCGGCGCGGCGCCAGGGTGGTCGAGGTCGAGTGCAAAGTGCCCTGGCCGCTCGGGGTCGGCGTCACGCTGCGCCACAACGCGCAGGTGGTCGACTACCGCCTGCCTGGGGGCGAGGCGGCGGGCAAGGTCACGGCATACCGGATGAGCGCCTCGGGCACCGGAGAGCACAGCGTCACGCTCACGATCGGCTGCGCTATCGGCCGCGACGGCAGCGTGGCAGGACAAGCGGGCGACCCGACCTGGGCGGACGACGGCTACGTCGCCACCGGATATCAGACGATGGCAGGCGCCATGTTCCTCGCGCCGACCGGGGATATCGCATGGCAGAGCTTGGACGACTTCGAGGTGGACGACGACGGGATCGACTTGTTGACGCTGGACGAATTCACGGCAGTCGAAAGTCTGGAGGTCAAAAACGGCATCAAGGAACAGGCTGCGGTGATCGACGCTGCCGACCCGGTCGAAGCCATGCGGCAGCTCGCCTCCGAGGTCTGCATACAGATGGTATCGCTGACCGATAAGGAGTTCGAGACCGCCTACACACCGACCGTCGAGAAG